TATCTTCGTTAACTGGTTTTTCTTCAACTGGGTTTTTTGCAACTATGACTACTTTTTTAGGAGTATGTTGGAAGCCTAATATATGTCCACATGTATCTAGGAAGCTACGTTCGTACATCATAATTTTGCCGGTATATCTTGGAGTAGCTACATCATGTGTATCTGTCTTTGCACCGGTGTCTTTTGCATATCTATAGATTTTTTCGCCTATGCCGTGTGTAGGAGTTCCTCCAAAATATTCATATACTGACATCATATCAGTAGGTGTGCCTGTACTGATAGTATTTTGTTTTTCTATAGGAGTCGCAGTTAACGTGTAAGTCATATCGTTATCTTCCCATGTTGCGATTATTTTTGCCATAACTTATAAATTGCTCATTAATTCTAAAATTCGGTCATGATCTCCACTGTATGCATAGATTGGAGTTCCTTCTCCAACCCAACCTCCCATTATATTATAACTAAGGTGTTCCAATGCATCTTCCTCAGTCATTTCATTGTCTTCCATAAGAATTTCAACAATCTTATCGATATCATAAATTACTCGGAATACATCTCCAGTCGTGTCAAGTCCCATAATAGCTTTCTCAAAGCCAGTTGCTAGCATTGTTTGATCATCCTTCATATATGCTGGAATTATTATCGTTTTCGAAACACTCTACTCTAATACATTTACATCTGCCAGCATCTGTTTTAGCTAGAACTTCATTAAACTTATCAAATACCAATTTAGCACATGATTCAGCTCCCATCTTATCCATAACGCGAAGTGCACAAAGTCCTTCCATAGATGCAGATTCAAAGAAGTCTAGATATGGATCATCTTTTTCTATTAGAAGGGTATGATCCCACATATGGTTCATCCAAGACTTTAGTCCATTACCTTTAGGTGCATCTTTGAATCCGCCGTAGTCAACAATCCAATTCATGTCATCTAAATGATTCTCTTCTAATGGTTCGTTTGATGCAAACCATACTTTAAATTTTAAAGCATATCCATGAAGTAACTCGCAGTGTGAGTGTGATGCTTTCCATTGTCTAAGTGCTACCGAATAGTTATCGAATAGCTTTGTGCTAATATATCTACCCATTTTTAATCTATTTTATCGTGAGTTAATTCAAATATATCTGGTTTGCAAGGGTAAAGTTCACCTTTAACTCCTTTAATAATCCAATCCAAATTTGAAGCAATATGCTGTCCTTCGAGTGTCGGTACTATAATCGTTGCTTCTTTTGTCACAGGGAATGTAACTCCTTGTATTGTTACAAAAGGTGGTATCTTTTTCATATCCCATATTACAAATTGTTCCGCTTCAATTTCAACTGGTTTTTTTCTATATCTACCCATTTGTCTTTGATTTTGTAACTTTTTCTAAATGTTCTCCTACTTTTGTATCAATGGTAATATTACCGTGTTCTTCTAACCAATCATCAACAATTGATTGTTTTCCAGATGGAATCTCGATAGTAATATACTCAGGAAAGAACATGTTCGATCCGATACCTGTACATACTGTTATTGTTTTTTTCTTTGCCATTAGTTTTTGATGTAATTCCCAATTAATAATACTTTTATTTTGCATATTGATCTTCCATAACGCCCAATCTTCGGGAGACATTGAATTTAAAGCAGAATCCAGCTCACCATTTAATTTATCCCAATTGGCCATTAGTAACCTTTTACAAATTGATAAAACTCTGATCTTGCATTACCATCATTCATGAATGCTCCGGATAGTTTTGCAGTTTTCATTGAAGCTCCTTGATGCTTAACACCTCTACATGATACACAATTATGAGTGGCTTCAATCATTACAGCTACACCTTTTGCGCCTTCAATTAATTCCTCAATTGCATGATGTATTGCTACCGTTAATTGTTCTTGAATTGCACCTCGTCTACCAAAGTGTTCTACTACTCGATTAATTTTACTTAATCCAATAACATTGCCATTATCAGCTGGAATATATGCAATATGAACTTTGCCTCCAATTGTTTGATGATGATGTGAACACATTGAAGTTAATGGAATTCCTCCTTCAAACACAATGCCATCATACCCGTCACTAGGAAATGCTGTGATGTCTGACATAGATTCGTAACGACCTTTCCACAAATCATTTACATAGGCTTTTGCTACTCGCATTGGAGTATTATCTGAATTTGGATCTACTTCCCAGGATACACCTAATGCTCTAAGAAATTCACCATAATGAAATGCTGCATTTGTAATAATTGCTTGCTTTTCATCTTTAGTTAGTTCCGCGGAAGGATCATCTAGAATAATACGTTTAGCTGCTAACTGAGTTGAAATACCATTAGCAAAACCAGCCTTAACTAGTTCTAAATTTTTCTTTTGTTTATCTGACATATAACTTATTTCTTACTTCTATATTATAATGTATTTTATTGACATTTCAAAGTTTTTTCACCTTTTTTATGGGCTGGTTCAAAGGGACAATGTCGACAGCCGTTACCACAGCAAGAACCTCGTCTTTGATGATATGATTCAGTCATTACCCGATATCCATTTTCATAGTAGAAATCTGTAGGAAGGAGCTTGTTTCCAAACTCCCTCACATACAGTTGTTGTACCCAATCTTTTGATGCTGGTTGTATCATACAATTTCACAAGCTCCGCCAGCACACGCAGCTTCACCTTTAAGATCGGTATTATCATCTAGTTCAATCACATTGCTTAAATCAATATTATGCAATGATATCATTAATTCATTATACTGCTCTTCAGTGATATCCTCAAATGGAGCTTGCACATATGTTCCACCATTATATGGTAAAACTGATAGGCCGTTATAATGATCTCTGTTTTCCCACATCCATTCTCCAGCTTCATCCCATTCTTCATCTCGCAAAGAAACGGTAGCTGATACGTTGTGTGTGTTATTTCCAGACCGGTGTCCTGGTTTAACCCATTCTAAATGTACTCGTTTGATTCGTTCTAATAAATCGAATGGTGATTCTGTTCTCATAATTGCGCCTTCTGGTGCTTTTTGAGGAATAGATATTACCGCGGTATCGTGTGGACGGAAATATTCATCTTCGATTAGTTCTGGATGATTAATTGCCAAATATGAATAAATTGCTTCATTCTTACCTACACGAATACGACGAATATAATAATCATTGTGCCATGCATGAATACCAGATGATGTTCCTAATGCTAATGATGTAGTTCCTGCTGGTTTAACGGTAGTTGTACGAGCTGATTTGTTTATTCCTATAATAGTTGCAACTCGTTCATTTTCTGCTTTAACAACTTTGGCTGCAGCTTTCATATCATACCCTAAAACCGTACCAGAACCAATACCTGTCATAGATACGCCAATAAGTGCGTCTTTTTCAGTGGTTCTTTGCCAAATTGGGCGAAGATAATGGAAATTAGTATACCCTGCTTGAAGTGTTCCAATAAATGAAGCTATTTTAACACGATATTCTAAATCTTCTTGTGATTCAATGTCTGATGCATTCACTTCACATAAATTGCAGAATTGGAAAGGCCGTAGTGCAATCTCACAACATGGATTAGTTCCCCAATCTTTATCATTTGTTAAATAGATTCCTGGTTCACCTGCCCCTGACAATTCAACACGCTTCCAAAGATCCATAAAGAATTCTTTTGTTAACTTGTGACGCATTAATGTTGCTGAATTGTTAGCTCGGCCTCGTTGTGGATTATTTTCCCACCAACTACCTGACTTGCAAGAAATCATTTCTTCATCATCTGCTGAGAACAATGATATTAATGCCGCACGACGAATACCTCCTGCTAACACAGCATCAGCAACGTGACACACCATATCATGCACTTCGATTGGGGATAGTTTATCGCCATCCTCTTTTGAGTCTAAAATACCTTGTAGTTTGATTAGACATTCTTTTAGTGGTTGTGGTCCAGGTGCTTTTCCTCCGGATGTAACTAATCTTGCTCCTTTGTGACGTATGTCGGAGAAATCAAAGGCAAATGATGATCCACCAATGAAATATGACTTAACTAGCACTTTAACTGCATCTGCCCAACCTTCAATTGAATCAGCAATAAGATATCTGCGATTCTTTTTTGGGTTTGGTTTATGAATTTCCGGGAGAAGGTCTACATGATGCTTTTGCACTGAATATCCTACTCCGGTACCGCCTAACAACAAAAACATTGCTTCACCAAATGCCCGATGATCATCAATTGGCAAATAAGCACAATTATAAATTCGGTTTGGAGAAATTTCAATTGGTTTTCCACCAAATTGTAAACTACGCATCGATGGCAATACTTTTTTATCATATACCAACTGATATGCATTCTCTATCTCAGCAGTTAATTGCGGATATTTTTTAATATGCATTTCCTTGTTACGCGTAACTAACTCAGTCCAGGTTTCTCTGCGGTTAAGCTCTGGAACGTACTTTGCGTACTTCATGTACACCGTAATTTCACTTAAAATTTTGTTTGAAATTTCCATTGTTTGTAATCTTTTTGTTGATAATATAAATTGTTTTTAGACAAAAAAAGGGTCGAGCATTACACCCGATCCTTAATCTAATATAAATATGGTTTTAACCGAAACTTCCACCCATATCTTTGAACTTTTGTGCTAAATTTTTCTTCACAATATTCTCCCCGGTTTTCATAACTTGAGTTGTCTGTTTACCTTGGGTTGTCTGTGGTTCGAAGAATTGGAATTGACCATTATTTGTGTTAATCTTACATGGCAATGTAATTCCGTCTGGGCCAAATCTATTTTTAATAACGTGACCTCGACCAGTTCCTGACATTTTGTCTTCAACTTTTCGGGAAAGAGACATCAAGAAGTCAGCTACCATCACTTTACCATAAGATGATGCAATTTTATCTGCTTCAATAATATCTTCTTCTAAGGCACTTCTACCTGCTTGTGATGCGGTCCATACAGGAACGTCATACTCACCAGCCATACCTCGTAGATCCTCGTACAGCTCTTCTAAAGCCTCGTGCTTGTCCTTTTTTACATTGATCTTCAACAAGTCACCATAATCCACAATTACTAGGGCTGGTTTCTTGCCAAGCATAATGGATTTTTCTAGGTGTGCCTTAAGTCCCATAACTCCAACTGATTTTGTTGGATAATACTTGACAATTAACTCACCTTTAAGTGAATCCATTTTTTCCTGGACTGTGTCTTGATGATGTTTCAATGTTTGGGCATTGATTCCTGTTAATACTGAATCATAGCGTTGACCAACATATTCCTTGTTTAGTTCCAATGTATAATGGATAACCGTATGTCCTGCTTTAATTGCATTTGCTCCAATATTAATAAGAAGCCAAGATTTACCAATACCTGCCGGTGCCATTACAACTCCTAATTCGCCATTTGCAAGTCCACCATCCATCAAATCATCAACTACATCCCAACCGGTGGTAATTGTATGACGAGCGGCTTCATCGTATCTGGCAGCTACACTGTTTTTGTAATCTAATCCAATATCCGTGTCAGCGCCAGCTTTCATGGCCTGATCCATGTTAGTTTTAATCTGATCATAATTGCCTTGTTGCAAAAGACCAACTGACTCCATGATTGCTCGCTTAATTTCCTGATTCTTGCAAAATTTAAGAATCTCATCCTTAACGAATGTCAAATCATCAGATTCCATAAAACGGAATACATCTTTAAGCTGTTCTAATATAGCAGCTTTCAATACTGATTCAGGTCCTTCGGAATGTAACTCAGTTAATTTAACTTTCAATACATCCTTAGATGGTGGTGCTTTGTATTCTCGGAAGTGGGCTAAAATTACATCGAGCAACCAACTGTTTGCTTCTGATTCAAAATAATCGGCTTGAATTATATCTGAAATTTGTTGTAAAAATATTCTATCGGTAAACATTGCTGCGAGGACCTTTACTTGGAAGCCCCATCCATATTCACTTAACTTATCTGTCATGTAACAATTATAATAAAAATATTTTTTAAACCCAACCGATTACTTGTGTGTTTGTTGGGCGAATGCATTTAATGATAGCCAGGTATTGCTTAACCAATCCGGTAGGTTTTTCATCGTCGCCCACATCTTGTCTTCCATAAACAATCTTTGGAATTCCATTTTGTTTAATCCTGGAATTGGTTGTTGCATAATTCCTCGAATCGTTGCTGAATTTCTTGCTGGTATGTTTAACAGCTTAATATTCATCAACCGATAGTTCTTGTCAATTGTTTTGTAATTGTCAAGCACCTTTTGATAGTTTTTAGTTTCATTCAACGCAATCTTATTAGCACATTTATTTTGCAAATCTTCTAATGTGAATTCAACCGCATCAACTAGTTCGGGAAATGTTTTTAATATTGTCTTTGGACCAAATCCATCAACCCCAGGAATGTTATCAGAGTTGTCTCCGGTAAAAGTTCTATATACAACATAATTGTTTGGATGAACCCCAAACTCTTCGATAAGCGCTGCTTCATCATACATTTTCTTTTTAATGGGAGACCATACTTGCAATGTTGGACTAATCAATTGATAAAAATCTCGATCGGTGGATACAATGGTAACTTTCTTGCTGATGTCGTTGTACATCTGTGCAATATATGCTATAGTATCATCTGCTTCAATTCCATCAATTGAAAGAAAGGTAACAGGTAAATTATCGAGATATGATATTAATCGACTAAATTGCCAACGCATTGCTTCTTGCTCATCTTCAATCGTTGCAAATTGTTGATGATCATGTCTACGTAATCTAGTTTTATTTGCTCTATTCCCTTTGTAGTCTTTGTATATTTTCTTTCGTCTGGCAGAACCGCCAACACCATCGAAAACAATAACGCACCTACTAGGTTTAAAGTCTCGTACTGCTTTTCCAATAGAATACAAAAAGCCAGTAATACCTCCAATGTGTTCTCCATCTTCATTAGTCGAAGGAGTAGCACCGAAGCTTCTTATGAAAGTATTTAATCCGTCAAACACCATAATATGATCATCGACGCTTGACGGATTAGATTCTTTTTCTTTTTGTAACTGTTTGAATAATTCTTGATACTTATTCATACTTTTTTGCTTGTTAGCCTTCTTCGTCTATAACGTCATCGGTAATGATTACATCATCTATTCCGCCATCAATTCCTGCTTGATATTTAAAAATATATGCATCGCATATTCTTTTATACAAACGATCTTTTATTGCTGGAATATCGATTACTTTTTCCACAAAGTTTTTGCTTTGAAATTTAACTTCGCCATATACCTCACCTGTTTCGTGATCTACATCTTGCAATGTGTAATGTGCGCCTGCTTGTGTAACAATGTCAAAAGTTTTCATGATAGTTAACCAACCACCATAATTATCGATTCCACTATCATAATAGATTTCATAATCTACTTTACGATGTGGCGGACCGATACGATTCTTCACAACTTGTACATTTGTCTTGGATCCAACAATTTGTTCAACTCCATTAATCTTTGCTTTGATCTGACCTGTATTCTTAAGTCTCAATCTAACAGATGCATGGAATGGAATTGCTTTACCACCTGCAGTCGTCCACTGATCTCCAAATGATACTCCTAATTTAGTTCTTAACTGATTAGTGAATATCAGGCAGATTCGTTCCCTAGCAATCCAATTGGTTACTTTACGCATTGCTTTTGATAAGATGATAGATTTACTAGTTGCATATCCATCTTTATCATATTCAGCTGCCATTTCAATCTTAGTCGAAGCACCCATAATTGAATCTACTACAATAGTAACCAAACGATCTTTATCTGATTTTCGAACCCCTTCAACTATGGTTTCGATAGTTTCAAATATTTCTTCAATAGTCTCTAATGGCACATACAACATAGTTTTTAAGTCTGCTCCAATTGCTTCGAGAAACTCTGCACTAGTTGCTGCCTCAGTATCAATATACACTGCCAATCCACCTCGTTTTTGAGTTTCAGCTAATGTATGGGCTGCTAACAATGATTTACCTGATGCTTCTAATCCGGTAATTTCAGTAATCCGACCTACTGGGAATCCTCCGTTCGGTCGGTTTGAAATTGCTAAATCTAACATCGAACATCCTGACGAAATAAATTCCGTTACGTGTGTCGGTGCATCATTGTCGCCGGCAAGGAAAAATGCTGTTTTTAAAGCTTGACCTTTGAATTGCTTGTTAATGCTATCTGCTAAGGTGTTTGCTAAACTATCAGACAGTTCTGATTTACTTTTACTCTTTGCCATTCCTTACTCCTTAATTAAATAAGTCGTTGAATGCTGAAGCTACGTCTTCTACTTTACCCGCGATTGCTGGTTTAGCTGTTTCTTCTTTTTCAGGAGTTGCTGGTGCATTTGATTCAGATGTGTCTGAGTCTGCATTTTCTGGATTCATCCAATCCTGAAGACATTGCTCTAATTCTTCATAAGTTGGTTCAGGGAAGATATCAGTAATCAATGGTTGATTCATGATTTTCTCAGCAATTGATTTGTCTTCTGTTGCTGGTTGTGTATTCGGTTTAACTCGAATATTTGTTTTTGGGAAATTAGCACCTTCTGCTGGTGTAAATTCTACATCGATGTCACGACCATTCATTAAGTCGGTAATATCACCATAATCTGGATCAGATACAATTGATAACAATTCTGTGTAGATTTGCTTACCGAATCCCCAGAACTTAACTCCTTCAGACTCTTTTCCTCGGACAATAACAGGAACATATGTTCTCATTTTAGGTTCGATCTTGCGACCCATTAACCACTCATCTTTGTCACCGGTCTTTTTAAGTTTTTCTGCAAACTCTACGATTGGATCTGAATTGCCAAATGATACTGGAGATAACATTGATCTTTTTGCAATGTCGTAATGAAAATACAATTCTAGGAACGGATTGTCTTTTCTGTGTACATACGGTACGATTCTTACTCTTGTTTTACCTGATTCAGGTTTCCACAAATTTTGTTTTTTGTCATCAGCTTTGTTTAACTGATTCAGCTTGTTTTTGATTGCTGCTAAATCTAACGCCATAATTTTACTTTTTTTTTTTGTTAATTTATTTATTTGTTTATTACTTACTATATTATAATTAATTTATTAATTAAATCCAAGAATTATTAATTTATTTTGTTTTATATTTTTTGCCTAAATGTGCTAATCGCATTTTCTCGCGGGTTTCATCTGAAACAGTTTGTACTCCTTTAAGACCTTTGTTCCATGGAATATTATTTCCATTTCTGTTTCTAGCTTCCCATATTTTTGTTGTATGTTCTTTAGACTTTTTTTTACCGGTGAGTGCTGTTTTTATTTTTAATTTTGTTTCAGCTGAATGTGGAGTTTTCCCGCCAGTTTTAAGTTCGCGCATTATTATAGAAATGTCTTCGCGAATCAATTGATATTCACGTGAACTGATTTTGTATTCTCGTTGATTTTTTTTAGATTTATATACAACCATCGCCCAAAATGCAAATTGAATTCCTTTAATTGTTGGGTGGATTTTGCATAATAATTTATGAGCAATGAAATGTTCTCGTGCCGTTAAATAAACTAAGTTTGATATTGAGTTGTCGCCTCCAATACATTTTGGAACAATATGATGGCGTTCTTTATAACCAGGTAATGTACGCGGTAGCGCGCGGTCTATTAGTTGTTGATATATTTTTTCGTAATTCATTATGGTTAATTATAATATAAATAATAAATGGGTTAATTCAAAGTAATTAGTTAAGTTTTTTATTTATTTTTTGATATAATCGGTATTAACTC